TATCAGTTGTTAATTTAGGTTCATTGATAATCTCATTTTTATTTATATTTTCATCTTTATTTTTAGAATTTGGTTTACTATCAAAAATATTATGAGCAATTGAACTACCTACACCAAATGCAAATCCTTGCTTCATAGTATCCATCATCGATGGAGAACTGCTTTGTATAGGCGCTGGACTAGGACTAGGAGCTCGAGGTAGAGGTGGACTATATTTTGGAGCTGGAGTCTTAGAATTTGGTCTGTTAGTTGCTGTTCTGGGCATTATATAATTATAAATAATATTTATTTTTAAGTATATTAAGTATTAACTATTAAATAAAAAGGTTAATACCTAATACTTTTTTAAATATTGATATATTAGAGACAAAGATGTTAAGATTATTTATAGCGGAGAATGTAACGACAGCGGCAATTATTTTATTTATTATATTATTTGGAATTATTCATACATCAAAACCTGCATTCATATATAAGTCCGATGGCAGTTTGCGTGAATTTGGTGTAGGTTATAAGAATAAGACAATTTTACCCATTTGGTTGATGTCAATCATTCTGGGTATTTTATCTTATTTGTTTGTGCTCTATTATTTAGCATATCCAAAGATAATCTAAAAGTTTGCATCCATATTTAATAAATTTGGATACTAACAAGATTTTATATTTTATATCTAAGCGGTAGTATTAGTTGTATCTGTTGTATCAGCAGTAGTCTCTTCCATATATTTATCATAATTTGCCTTTATTTGTGCAGCGGTCTTGGTGCATCCTCGATTTGCTAAATTATAGTAAACAATTGATGAAATCAATATAGCAGTGTAAATATACCAGAATGCCTCACCAATATTGTCCTTCAAAACAATTAAGCCTAACAATTTTGATTGATTTTCGGTTTCAATATTCCCAGTAATAGTGTCCTTCATAAGTGGCTTTAATAGTTGCCAAGTTTTTAAGAAGTTATCTGGTGTGATTTGGTTAATTAATATAGACTTGTTTCCAAGCATTTTGGTAATCGCTTCGGCAGCAGTCGCCATATTTGCTCTCTTTTCAGCATCATCTAATTGTGATATTTTTTGATTGATATTTGCATCTACTAGAATGGTTGAAAACAATTCTTTAGCACTCCCAGCAACAGCAAAATAACCGAGAACATCGGAAAATGCAGTTTTGAATCCGGGGAAAATAACAAGGACTGCAATTATGATGCCGAATATAATAAGCCACGGGAAGAATGTGTATAATGCAGCGACACCAATATTACTCTTAACCTCGCCACCACATTTGTTAGTTAAGTATATTGAATTCAGAACAAATTGTACAAGACACACAATTAAGAGATATAATGCCAATTTAGGAAATATGGAATTCTTATAATCAGAATAACAGTCAGGTGCTAATTGCTCCAGTGTTAGTTTTGGCTTTAAAGCCAAAAAATAAGCAACCGTTATAATTATAAAAAATAATAAAGATACCAATGATATGTCCATATAGATAATTGGTATAATTTTTTTTTGTTTTTTAAAGGTAATTAATATGAGTTTTTACGATGAACATTCTAAACCTATGTTGACTGAGCCTGGCGTAAAATACTTTTTGAATGCAACGTTAAAACAATGTCATACTTTTAAAGAGAAGCATCACAATATGATATTTAATATTGGTTTATTTGTAGGTTTTCTAATAATTTTAGGGATCTTACTTTTATATAAGTATAAGGGGAAATTGACAAGAGAAGAAATTCGTGAAAAGGAGGAGGAAAAGAAACGATATATATTGTCTAAAATAAGAAATTTTCAGCAGGCCAAATTACGTGCTCAGCAGGAACTAATTACTGGACTCCCACATTGGGAGAGTGAAATGGAGGCAGTAAACAAGGCAATTATAACCCGATAAATCCAAATCCAATCGAAATGAAATATTTAGGTTTATAAATTTATTAATTATATATTTATAAATTATAATGACTGAAAAAATAAGTGTTGAGGATGCTGTTAATGAATATTACAGGCTCAAGAATGTATATGAAACGTCATATTATGAAAAATACATTGCGCCAATTGTTAAAGCAAGTAAAAAGAGTAAGCGTGAAAAGCGTGTAGAATTTTCTAAATTGCCTAAAGCAGAGTGTGTTAATTGTAAGCGAAATGTTGGTACTACATTTGTAATTGGCGAGAAGTCATTTAATCGGGTGTTCAGTGCAAAATGCGGCGACACTGTGGAACCATGTCCTCTAAATATCAATATAGTAAATGGTAAATATAATACATTTGCAGATGAAATTGTCAGATATGATGATGATATTGACAAGTTGAAAACAAATATTATCAAGGAGAAATACAATATTATGTTTGGATACACACCGGAAGAAAATGGAATAAATAATTTTACTAGTATGTCTAATGAGCTTAAAGAGACTACATTATTAACTGGACATATTATTGAAAAAAATATATTAGTGAATAACAATCCTGAAAAAGAGGAATTATTGCGAAAATCTGCCACCATTTTTGGTAATGATTATTTGATGCAGTTTAAGCAAATGGTCGACCAATTTAATCAAGATGGTAATGCAGCAATTATGACAGAAGCTGCCAAATTTTACACTAATGAAATGGTTCCTCGACTCAAAGAAATCCAAGGATTAAAATATGACGAATGTTTTGTTGAATATGACCAAGATAGTTTGCAATATAAGCTCTATCAAATAAAAAATAGTTTGTCAAATTTGGAAACGACGGATAGTTCTGATGCTAAGGTAGTGTCATTTGTTACTGGGTTAAAAGATACTGGTCCAAAGGTTCGGGCAGAAGACAAGTCGAAGTCAAAGAAAAAGAAGAAGAAGTTGGAGTTCATTATTGAAGGCGAAGAAGAAGTTGTTGAAACTGATTATGTTTATGAACCCAATTCACCAGAATATGCACCGAATTCGCCAGAATACAATCCCAGTTCACCACAGCAATCAAATAATAATTTTACAATTAATGGTACTGAAGTCACTTGGACTGACCCAGACCCAGATTATGATTCAATATGGGTCGGTCTGTCTCCAAAATACAAGTCCATATTAGTTCAAGACCCTGCTTGGATGAGAAAAACAATTGATGAATTTGTTGCTATTAGAAAAAATCCAGCAAAAGTATCTAGAGACTTTGTATTACCAGATGATATTTTGTTGCCACCTAAGGTTACAGAAGAAGGTAAAGAACTGGATTTTGGAAATCCTGTATTAAACGATTTAGTTGCGGGTTTGGCACTAGGGCAAAGAGACGTAGTAATTAATGCTTTACCAAAGCCTAATCCGAGTGTTCCTGTTAAAGAAGAGGATTTTAATCCGATGTTTGGTATATTGAAATCTATGTTAAAATCAAATGTTGATTTTAGACCCCAGTTAAGATAAAATATTTATATAATATAAATGATATCAAAATATGTAAATATACAAATTTTTATAATTAGTTTCGCAATAGGATTATTTTTTGTATATATTTTAGGCCCTGAAACAAAGATTATTTATATGTATCCATCACCGTCTAATTACACAAAAGTTCAATACAAGGATAATTCGGACCAGTGTTTCAATTTTACGCCGACGGAGACAAAGTGTCCGATGAATCCATTTAAAATAAATACGGTGCCTGTCCAAGGCTAATAGGTAAGAAAAGGTTATAAAGATTAAGTTAAAAATATTAACTTAACAACTTAACCTACCAAAATATTATTATAAATATATAATATAACCAGATTATGTATTTATCAAAGTTTGTTCATAGCGAAACAGGACGAACTATAATGTCAATTATATTAGGTTTAGGATTGGCAACGTTTTTTAGAAAAATGTGCAGTGGCAAGAATTGCATTGTGTCAAAAGCACCACCACTCGAAGAAATTGAAGACAAAATTTACAAGTTTGACGGTAAATGCTACAAATTGGAGAAAAATGCCGAAATGTGTAACACAAAAAAAACAGTTGTTAGTTTTGCGTAATTTTTAAATTACCACAATCTTTAGATAATATATTATGTCTGAATTAAACACTACTAGTATCAATGATTTACCCACTGACCCTACTGGGGGAGGAAGTATGGGAGGAAGTATGGGAGGAGGAAATATATCTTTAGTGACAAACGAGACTTCGAGTTATAAAAATCAAGTGATTCCACAGCAAACCCAAGGAGGTCAAGGCCAACAAGGGGGTCAAGGTATGACTCTGGACCAAACTACCATTAGTCAAATCGTAAATGGTTTGCAACAGGCCAGTATTGCTGGCGCAACCTCGCTTCCTAGTCGAGACATTCCGCAAAATACTCAGCAACTAACACACGACCCAGCTGTTCAAGCGAACTATGTACCTCCTCCTCCGCCAAGTCAAAAAGATTATATTAATGATGAACCGGCTGCATATGATTACCCGGAAGAGCGAGTCAAGAATGCGCTTGACAGAGTATACGACGATATACAAGCACCGCTCTTGTTGTCCATATTGTACTTTGTTTTCCAGCTGCCCATAATGCGTAAAATGATCTTCAAATATTTGCCCTTTTTCTGCAATAATGACGGTAATTATAGCCTGAATGGGCTCATATTCACAAGCAGTATGTTTGGCTTCATATACTTCTCACTGACCAAGTCAATTGCGCAGTTTAACAAGTTTTAATTTTGCTGGTATAAATTTAATATTTGTATAATATAAATAAATATTAAAATGACACTAATTAACGAAATATCATTTTATCAAGCCGACTTGCTGAAATCAGTTGCCATATTTTATCTATTAATATTAGGTAATTTTATTACAGGCCTCTTCACATGCAATCAGACGAATTTTGTAAAGAACAATAAAATAGTACAGGCTATTATTGCATTTACATTATTCTATTTTTTAGTCACGCTTGTTTCCGATACAGGAAACCTTGAACTGATTCCACCGATTCAAAAACTACTATACACAATTGGATATTTTTTCATATTTTTATTATCAATGCGTTTGGATTTTAGAGTAATGGTGGCAATTATAGGTCTAGTAATTTTAGTCTACTTTATTGAACTGAATAAAGATTATTATCTGGAACTTAAAAACACTATAACGAGTGAAGCTGACAAGAAGGTTTATGATGACCACGCTTATTGGATAACATTGGATTGGCCATTTAAAGTACGACTGTTCCCAATACATAAAGAGCAATTTTCAATTGTTAACAAGTTTGAAAATCTCTTGTATTATCTCATAATTATATTCATTATTTTGGGAATCGTCGCTTATCGTGGTGAAATCACAATTGCGATGCACAAGAAAAAAGACCTTTCTTGGTATGAAGTGTTTAATGATACCAATAAATGTAAAATTCTTGAGCGTTTGCCATTCCTTCACTATGTAAAAGTCGGTTTGGGAGTTAAATCACCATCGAGTATTGACAAATGAAATTGCAACTAACATATTGCCAAAACAATTACTTAAATATTATACACGCTATAATATTTATATAAAAATTATTATGGAAATCAATACAGAAGCAACAAGAAGCGCAACAAATATGGTATTACTTGATAAAATACAGACAGGCAACCGAATCGTCGACACATTGATTTTAACTATCTTACTTAGCAGTATGAATTATTTTTTTAAATGGTTCAACAATAATGTATTGGACGGTATAGAAATTAGCAAAGTGTTCAACTATGAATATATTATTCATTATTTTACAAAGAAAAATGTAGTTGAGTATGAGGGCAAAATATCGTGTAATACGAATTATTACGATAACCAAATACATCAGACAACTTCATTCAGCGACTGTTTCAAAGCAATTTGGCTTCATATTATAGAAAATGTCAAGGAAAACAGAACAATCTATTCTATAAAGGAACATATGGTTTCGCAAAATATTTATTCCAAGGATGATAAAGGGATTTATATGGTAAATCAAAAAGACAAGTTTCTTATTTCGGAGAAGTTTGATATATATGCATACACATATATTGATAGTGAGACTTCTGGTGATAATGAAAACAAAGGCTCGGTAAAAAGAACCATTTCACATAAGACTGAACGGATTATTATTCAATTGTATTCTTATAAAAACGATATTGAAACCATCAAACAATTTGTAGAAAATATAACTGCAAAATATGTTTCCTCTTTAGAACAAACTCGTAAAGATAAGCGGTATATATATACACTAACAAATCTTAAGTTTGAAGACAGTCCTTCGGAAAGATGGTCTGAGGTTGTTTTCAAAAGCACTAGATCATTCGATAACTTATTTTTTGACAGGAAAATGATTACAATGGACAAGATTGATCACTTCTTGAAAAACAAGGACTGGTATTATAACAAGGGTATTCCGTATTCACTTGGAATTGGAATACACGGTCCACCAGGCACTGGCAAGACGTCTTTTATCAAAGCATTAGCTACTTATACAGGTAGAAATATTATATGTATATCTTTGAAGTTACTCAAGACGAAAAAACAACTAGATAGTATCTTTTTTGAAGAGCGTTATAATGATGATAATAAGAAACATAGTGTGACATTTGACAAAAAGATTATTGTGTTTGAGGATATTGATTGTATTGGTGATATTGTGATGGATAGAGAGAAGAAGAAGAATAAGAATAAGAATAAAAATGGTGAAGATTTTAGTCTTGGTATCGGGAGAAAATTGAATTTGGATGAAATGACAATGACTTCCAAAGTCAATATGGGTGATTTGCTTGAGACCATTGCTGAAATGGAAGAAACAACTAAGAAGGGGATTATGACTACTGGTCCTAAGTCCATTACAGATGATGAGCCAATTACATTGGATGATATTCTGAATTTATGGGATGGCATTCGTGAAACGCCTGGACGTATTATGATTATATCGTCAAACCATTATAATGATTTGGATTCTGCTTTAAAACGCCCTGGGCGCATTGACATCACATTGGAACTTTCTTACGCAAGTAGGCAAGTAATTTCCGAAATGTATAAGCACTTGTTTGAAACCAGTATTGACATTGATGCATTAGAACTAGTCAATGACAAGTTTTACTCGCCGGCTGAAATAATTAATATTTATATGAATGAGGAGCAGGATAAAGAGCGGTTTATAACTAGACTGCAATTGAATCAGCACGTTTAGTCCACCTTTCAAAAGGTGGATTTAGAAGCCAAAGAATCCTTTGCGTTTCTTGGTCTTTTTGCTCCTCTTTCGTTTGGATTTGGTCTTTTGGCTACTAGATGATGTATCATCCTTCTCATCTTTATTTTCTTGTTTATCTTTATCGTCCTTTTTATCGTCATCTTTATCCTTCTTTGTATCGGTCGGTCTGTAACGCAAGAACCAAGCATCATATTCAGGTGTCTTCTTTTTATCTTTTAACTCTTTGAATTTCTCCGCCTTTTCAGCACGCATCTCTTCAATTGTCTCCTGATGTCCCATACAACTGATGGAGAAACGCCGTAATACACCCTTTTGTGCCAAACGGTTCTTCGACTGCACTTCAAACAAATACTTGGACATACATAAAATACGGTTCTTATCATAATACGGTCTGTCTGCATATAAAAACGCCAAATAGAAACTCAACATCGTGTCAATTGTCGCCACTTTGACGTCATATCCATCCTCTTTGACAATATTATAACTATGGCACGCTAGTGGTTCATAAATAAACACAACCGTGTCCTTTCCAACTTGAATCTCGTAATGCGGTGCAATAATTTCACCAACAGATGGTCGCTTAATAATCTTCACATTTTTAATACCAATATCATTTAATCGTTCCTTCACAATTTGAGCTGTAACTAGCGGCTCCTCAGATAAGACGTCAAAATCCGGAATCTTCTGTAACTTTCGCTGCAAATGCCTAGGCATATATTTGGCATAAATGGAAATAGCATAACCTCCAAAAAATACGACACCCTGGTCTACTAATGTTTTCTGTACATTTTCATAAATTTCATCCCCTTTCTTCTCGTCTGCCATTTTGCGCTGGAAATCAATGTGAGCACACTGACTAGCAGATAGCGGATAATTCTTATTCAAGAGCGTCAGACGTTTCATAACTTTTTCCCATCGTGACACATCACCGGCAGGACGTGATAGTTCTAAATACATTCCCATACGGAGCAAATTTGGAGGCGCATATAAAATGCCGGATATTTTGATAGTTTCCTTCTTAATAGCGTTGAATAGTTCCTTAGGCAACATAGTAATATCGGCAACAGGAATGAAATTTACAAACACCTTAAATGTGCCGAAATGCTGACCTGATTTAGCCTCGACTTCAACGAAGCCTTCATCCACATACATATCAGTGAGTTCTTTGGCATCACTGAGTGCGTTTGAACTGTAAAAATCGTAATCAGGGATTTCAATATCCTTGTTATAGAATTGGTCTTGTTTTGGCAAGATATTGTTAATTGCAGTGCCACCATAGCAAATAAGTTTCTTCTTACGTATAAAGTTTTCTACAATGGTAATAATGCGTTTAATATCAGGTGAATTGGCTTCCTTTCGCCCCTGTCGTTCCTCAGCTTTATCCACTGCGGAACGAAGAATTGCCAATTCGCACTCTTCGAAAGTCATTTTTGAATCACATATATTTTTTTTCATAATAATATTATAATATATACAGTTAAAATATTATTTTTCATAATTAAAAGAAAATGAAAAAATCAATTACACATCCAATTTATAAAATGGACTTGTTATTGTTCTAGTGGCATACGAAAGCGCAGGATTTTGTTCCTTTGGCTCATCCACCATAATTTTAAGTGCTCTCATATTTGCAGGTTTTAATACGAAGGCACTTTTATTATCATTAAAGAACATATCATTTTCTTCTACATTTGCATCCACATTCTGATACCTCATTGCAAGCATCTGGATGCCTAATGAACGCATTACTGCTGAACTAGGATTGGAAGGGTTTGAACCTTTATTTGGGATGCCAATGGTCATTGCTTGTCTGTTTTGATTAATTAAATCATCTGGTGTTTGGGTATATTCAATTTCATTGTAGCGTAATAATTGCATATATGTTGAATTACTTGTCATATTAACAAACTCGTAGAAGTCACCGCATTCGTCTGTCTCTGAACAATCCTTACACAAGCAAGTATCATTGCTTTTATCTACAATAATAACGATTTTACCCATCATTGCAGACAGTTTAACTGCACCAAAGTTCTGCGGGATTCCATTTGCATCTTTATACTCATATGTATAATTTGTCATTAACAACTCAGTAATACTGCCTAACATCTCTGATAAATTTTTATACATTGCCTTATTCTCACTCTTTATTCTCAAATGAAAAATAATCGGGTCCTTTGGATTTGGAACAGTTTCTGAAAATGCATTATTTATAACCGTATCTATTACATCACTAAACTTAATATAGTTAAATGTCTCCTTGACGCAATAGTTTTCTACAGTTGAGGTGGCTACAACGGGTTGATCATCAACTGAATAAATCTCAAAATCTAGCCCTCGAACACCTTGTTTTAATAAATCCTGTAAAGAGCACAATGTGACATAATCATTCTTATAATTACCCCCACTGCAGCAGTTGTATGCAGTTTTAATGTAATAGTCATATAGAGAATAACCCGCTGATGCATCTACGTTGCTTATTGAGGTATTTCTCTCACCATATACTTCGTCCATAAAATTGCAATTACGTATAGATTTACTATTTATTAACTTGGCATATATGGCAATACCAACTACAATGCCTATAACGCATCCAACAGCAACACCTGCAGCCCCCATAAGAGCGTGACCTACTACACTAAGCATAACTACTATTATTATTATTAGTGCAATACCACCGACAGTGCCTGAACCATTAAAATAGAAATAATAGAGAAATGCCATTATAATAGTTAAGAATGTTAGGAATGTTAGTAATGTAATGGCTGTATTTTCTTGCATTTCTAATAAATCATTAACGCCTTTTTTAATAGCGTCACCAGCTTTATTTGCTCCTTCTGAAAAATTTGGTGGTGTTGACATTATCTTTATAATATATTAATTGTATAAAATAATAATAAAATTCATTGTTAAAAATAATATTAATGCCATTTATAATTAGTTAAAAAAATAATATGTTAGTATTATAATTACAATTAAATGCCAGGAGGACTTATGAATCTTGTATCTGTTGGACAGCAAAATATAGTTTTAAATGGCAATCCTTCTAAAACTTTTTTTAAAAGCACTTATTCACACTATACTAATTTTGGTCTTCAAAAGTTTCGTGTAGACTTTGAAGGTTCTAAAACACTGCGACTATCCGAGGAATCCACTTTCACTTTTAAAATACCAAGATACGCTGATTTATTAATGGATTGCTATTTGTCGGTTGCTTTGCCCAGTATTTGGAGTCCAATTATACCACCACAACAAGACGCTCCTAACCCAGAATGGGTTCCCTATGAATTCAAATGGATTGAGAATTTAGGAGCGAAAATGATTTCAAAAATCAGCATTACGTGCGGTAATTATACACTCCAGGAATATTCGGGTGATTATTTATTAGCGGCAGTCCAGCGTGATTTTTCTACCGATAAAAAGGACTTATTTGATATTATGTCAGGTAATACAAAGGAACTAAATGACCCAGCAAATGTAGGTGGACGTGTCAATTCTTATCCAAATGCATTTTATACAGACGCCCTAGCCGGACCAGAGCCATCTATTCGAGGGCGCATCTTGTACATTCCGCTAAATAATTGGTTTGGTCTTAAATCGCAGATGGCTTTTCCATTGACTTCGTTACAATACAATGAGCTACACATTGTTGTTACATTAAGACCCATTAATCAGCTGTTTCAAATTCGTGATGTTTTTGATTATACCTTTAATTATCCTTATATTGCTCCAAATTTTAATGCATGGTATATGCAGTTTTACCGTTTCTTACAGCCGCCACCAGATGTTGATGTTGGAATTACATCATATACAGATACAAGAACTTTGTGGAATGCAGACGTGCATTTGAATTGCACTTATTGCTTTTTATCCAACGATGAAGAACGTCTATTTGCTATGGAAGACCAGACATATTTAATAAAACAAGTTCACGAGCAGATATTTTATAATGTGACTGGACCTAACAAGGTGGCACTAGATTCGCTTGGTATGGTCTCAAATTGGTTGTTTTATTTTCAACGCAGTGATGCAAATTTGCGCAATGAATGGTCTAATTACAGCAATTGGCCTTATAATTATATGCCACTGGATGTAGTACAGGCATCTCCAGAAGGCAGCTATTTGGTTTACAGAACGGATGGAAGTGGAGCGCAAACACCTACATATATAGGACCAGGTGTGAATGTAAATGGCAACTTAACTGGTCTACTAGTAACATCCACTTATTCGCCTGAAAATGAAAAGCAAATATTGGTTGCATTGGGTATTTTGTTAGATGGGTCGTATCGTGAAAATATTCAACCAGCGGGGATATTTAACTACATTGAGAAATATACTAGGACGAGTGGTAATGCCCCGTCTGGGCTATATTGCTACAATTTTAGTATCCATTCTAATAATTCAAATTTGCAGCCATCGGGTGCAATAAATATGAATCGGTTTACTCAAATCGAAATGGAATTCACTACCATTATACCTCCACTGGATCCCTTAGCGCAGAGTTTAACCATTTGTGACCCACAAACAGGCAATATTATCGGCGTCAATAAACCGACTTGGCGTATTTATGATTACAATTTTAATATGGTGCTGTTTGAAGAGCGTATTAACTTGGTTCACTTTGTTGGCGGCAATGTGGGTCTGATGTATGCGACATAGAAAAACCATCCGATTGAATTTCATATTTCCGTCTTTAAGTTAAAAATAATATATTATATTTCCGTCTTTAAGTTAAAAATAATATATTATATTTCGGCTGTTAGCGTAGCAGAACCTTTTAAAAGGTGGATTAAAGAGTAATGTCAGAGTTCGATGGTGTCGGACCTATGTCATAGAAATCTCCAGTGATTGTCGTTGCCACAGGATAAAATGGTGCAGTTCTATATTCTTCTGGCTCTGCTGAATATTGATATGCTAACTTATCATCAAGCATTCGTGCCTGCTTATCATATGTTTCTTGCCATACAGGTATACCTTGATACAGTCTAGGTAATGCTTCATCAGTATTAATAACAGTTGCTTTTGTTCCAATATCTGTTGTCAATACTGAATATTGTGGCGTCTGATTAAATGTTAGTATACCGGCATCATTATCTGGTTCAGCACCAAATTCAACACCTTCTACTTCTTTTTTAGTAGGCGGCTTTAGCAATGATTGACATCCAAATTTCCAACAATCTACATCAGTAGAACATTGGACCTCTGGATTTTTTGAACATTTATTTGTTGGGCCACAGAAATTACTGCAACTAAAATTGGTATTAATTGGTAAATCAACTGTGTGTGTAGTCAATGGTGTATTTGGATTGTCATATGCAATTGATTCATAAGTATTTGGCTCAAAACCTTCTTTCTGAGTAGTGTTAGTTCCTTTCAATATAAAATAATTATTGGTTAGATATCGAAACCAATTGATAATTAACCAGGCAAATAAAACACATAATCCAGCTAACAAAATATTCGTTTTATTTGTAATCAAAAATTTTGTTATTGATAAATTCATTATACAATAACAAAATAAATTATATTTAAGGAACGGGATAATAAATTTAATATATATTTATTATAAATAATGTCAACAGATGAAATAGATGATTTAAAAGATACATCAACTCAATCAGATCCAACAAAAGACCCTCAGTATTCAAAATTCTTTGCTAACTTTGCAGTATCAACCGCTGGTATATTAGTATTTGTTGCTCTTGGTGCTATTGGTCTTTATTTTACTAAAATTGCGGCGGCAAAAATAATACCTACTAACATTGAATTTAAACCATATACTTGCACACCGAATCCTGACCCCGAAAAAAAACCAGAAGTTATAATGATGAATTTAGTGCGAGAATTTCCTTTTAAAGGCTTAGGTATTTGGATGCCAGCAATCAGTAAATTCTGTCAACAAGCAAAATTTGACGAAAAATCTTTTGACAAAAGTTTCAAGGGTTCACGTATGAGAAGCTTATGGGAGGCACAAGATGAAGAGACTAATAAAGCCAAAGGAATCGAAGTAAGTAATTTTGCTAGATGGAAATCTGAATCAATGAATAAAATGATATCCGCTGGATTTTCATTTATTCAAACTGTTTTTGGCGCATTTTCTGGATGGAATGAAACACTATTTATGCTTTTATTTGGAATGTTAGGGTCAATATTTTTCCCAATTTTTATGATAGTGAATGTCTTCACTAGTATATGGGCTCATATTTCTGCTTTGGCTAAAAAGGGTGTTGATGGAAGTTTACACACAGGAGTTAGTTGGTTAAAGAGGAAGACACGAAAGGAAAATGGCGAAACTGATTTTGAAGAACCACCAGCTAGTATCTTTAAAGTTTTGGGTTTAGCATCTAAAAAGGAACCGGATGATATTACTTGGGTAGAGAACATTTTGTTTGTTTTAAAATTTATCCTTTTCTATATGTTAATTTCAATTTACTTTATGGTATCTTCATTATTGGTATCACCAATATATACTACATTTTATACAATATTCAAAACAGTGGGTATAAAATACAAGTTAAAACTTGAAGATGATTTTTCTAGTGATGATTCTGGAAGTGGAGATTCAACCTTAAAAGGGATGGGAAATTTTATTCGTGATTCATTTGCTTACAAACGAACTTATTTAGTAGCGTTGTCAATTGTTAACTTGTTAATGCAGGCCAATATTTTTCTTGGAACCTATTATTTTGCCGCTATATTTATTTCGATTATATTAGCCATTGTATTTTGTGACATATTCGTGTCTAAAAAGTCTCCAGGTGATAATACGCAGATACCAATGGACCCGGATACAGATTCAAAATCGAATGATGATGATGAATTAGATGCAGAAGATGAAGGTGATGAATGTGACAATAATAAGGATGCTATTCAAAAAATTCAAGCCAAAATTTCTGACTTGGTATATAATAACAAAGACAGTCTTCACAATACTCAAAGTCAATCACAAGATTTATTAAAACAAGCATACTTGTGCTGTAATGATAAAGTCAAGATTGATGCAGTCACTGGTATTTACACCAAAGAACAATTGACAGAATTACAAAAAATGGATGGTTTCCAAAAGTTAAATGAAGATGTTAATAATCTTGCAAAACAGTATTTCAATGGTGCTGATTTTGGAAAGAAGAGTCTGTTATTAGATACCAGTGATCCAGAAGAAATTCAAGTGCAAAAATTAAACGCACAATTAAAATATTTACAAAAATATGTAGTTGCATTACAAACAGCAAATAAACAATGTAAAGACAGTTTATTAATTTTTTCTAGAGCTGAACCAATTGAGGATATAAAGAAAGGGGCTACTTTAACTGCTGCAAAAATTGACACATTTCCCGGTAACCCATTTTTCCTATTAATGAAAGATTTACAAAAAGCTGAAACGGCAATTTATCAAGTAAGACCTACAATTATTGATATTATAACTAAGAGCATTGAGGAAAATAAAACTAATAAGGATACTTCTGCTCCTAAACCTGACCTAACTTTAGGTGTACCTAAGGATAATTCTCTCTTATCTAAGATTGGAATTAACACAACCAAAAATAATTTGAAATACAATGAAACATTTATGGAATTAGAAAGTACAATTGGCAAATTAATGACGACAGTTTTTGGTAATAAAGATGTGTTTATTGATATAATAATAGCACCATCACCAGAAGTAAAAAAGAGTATTACTGACTATAATAACTTTATAATTAAAGCCCTAGCCTTAATAAAGGACGAACCAGTATTTAAAAAAACAATAGAAGGATTAAATCTTGATTTACCAAACCCTACACGAGGAACACCATTAATAAGTGGTGGTGGCAAAAAAAATCATTCACGACGTAATCACAAAACACAAGCGGAACCTATTGTAACAAAAGAGTACAACATAAGACTTGTTTAAGGAATTTAAATTGTAGTTATTTCACAATTATAATTTAAATAATTAATAACTATATCATTTATTAAAGATGACCAAATCTACCAACAAAAAAAACAAACAGAAGAACAAAAATAAGAATAAAAATTCAAAAAGTGCAAATGCAAATACAAGTACAAATATTAATACTAGTGCAGATATAAGTCAATGTGATAATGATTCTGACTCAGATTCGGCGTCTGGCTCTGAAGTGTTTCCATTTGTTAGTATATGCACTCCAACATTCAATCGTAGACCTTTCATTCCTTTTATGATAAAATGTTTTGAACACCAAACTTATCCAAAGGATCGTATTGAATGGATTATTATTGATGATGGTACGGATCCAATTGAAGACCTAGTAAAGGATATTGAGCAGGTCAAATACTTTTATTATGAGGAAAAAATGTTACTGGGTAAGAAACGCAATCTAATGCATAAAAAATGCAAAGGTGATATTATTATTTATATGGATGATGACGACTATTATCCACCAGAGCGAATATCACACGCTGTTGAGACATTATTAGAAAATCCATCATTCCTCGTTGCTGGCAGCAGTGAAATGCACTTTTATTTTGATTCAAGGAATCAGGTATATCAATGCGGACCTTACAAAGAGTTTCACTCAACAGCGGCAACATTTGCCTTTAAAAAGGAACTGCTATTGGAGACAAGTTACAATGAGGAAAATGCCTTAGCCGAAGAAAGACATTTCTTGAAGAATTACACAATTCCCTTGAAACAACTAGACACATTGAAATCAATTATGGTCTTTTCTCATAAGCATAATTCTTTAAATAAAGAGAAGATGTTAGAAAATATGGAGTCAACAAAAACAAAGTTATCTCGTTATACAGTCGATGATTTCATCAAGGACCCAGTATTGAAGCAATTTTATATGGTTGATATGAATGAATTACTAACAAATTACGAGCCAGGGAAGCCAGAACATAAACCCAAATTACTGGAGCAAATTAAAAAAATGGAGGAGGAGCGCAATCGCAGATTAGAAGACCATAATAAGATGTTAATGGCTCAGAGTCGTATTTTTTCAAATCAATCACAAAGCAATCAACAGCATCTAGGCAATCAACAGCACCAAGGCAACCAACAAATTGACGATTTACGGAAACATTATGAAAAGCAAATTGCAGACAAGGTGTATTTAATAAGTGAACTGTTAAAAAAAATTAAGGACCTCAATACGGAGTTGGCTACATATAAAGATAAGGATAAGTCAAAATAATTATTATTTATTTAAATAATATAAAGACAACAACCCTTATTAGTATATAATAGCAACTAGAAGATGCCGTATTACGACAATGATAACAATGACGCCAACTCGTTAAACACCAATGATAGAATATTGGAGGCGAAAAGACAGCTACAGAGGAATGACAAGTATTTTCAGCGTGTTACTAGAAAAGTTCTTGATATGGATACAATGGTAAAGAATGATGATGGTAAGGAGTATTACAAGAAGGTTTATATTAATCTTTATGGTAGCGGAGGGCTGGGAACTAAAATTCGAAATGCTGTCACTGGTGAGAGATATGACTACAAGGTTGGCAGCAAGGAGCAGGACCTGTTTTACTCAGTTGCTCTCTGCACTGGGGAGAATGGAATGAAAGAGTCTCTGTCGCTATTCTATGACTCACCTGAGCAATATGAGAACCATATGTTTCAAACAATTGATATCACGGCGA